CCGATACAATCCACAACTTCGGAGAATTTTGGGGAGTGCTAAACAAGTGCCCCGAATGCCATCTCCCAATTCAGGAGCCTAATTCCTCCTTCAAAAGCAAAGCCATCTTGCATGTGGATCCATCGGATTTTTCCTCTCTTAAGAGTGACATCCGAGATGCGACGAAACTGATTGAAAATTATCTGGCCGAAGCAGACACAAAACATGAATACCGGATCATCACTAACCTGACTGAACCCCCATTGGAAGATGCCCAGAGAGTATTAGCAGGTGAGCTGTCACGCCTCATGATCCAACATAGGACAACCATGACATACGTGTACAACGTGATGGTGCCCACAGCATCTAACTTATCTGACCTGGCACAGCTAAAGGCTAGAACGGACAGAACCAGGTCCATCACTGGATCTGAAATCGCAAAAATTCCAGGATCTATCCTTGCCGAGGAAATCATACCATACGTAGTGGATTACACATACCACATCTTTGATTTGGATGATCAAGTTAGGATCTCTGCTTTATATCAGACATTTGATGGGCAGATGCTTCCATGGGCACCATTTGTGATGCAGCTAGGGAAAGCCATGAAGCTTCACTCAGTGTTATCTGCTATATGCAATATGGCCTCCCTCCCTATATCTGCCGCATTTTCAGCCCTCTCAAATCCGACCCAAGCGTGCCTCTTCATTGGTAGAAATCTGTCTTCCTATCAATTTGATACGACACCGGAATGGGTCATGACTGTGAGAATGCCGGCATACAGTCCGACATCTGCAATCATTGGAAAACTTGAGTCACACCAGAGTATCCTGAGGCACATCTTTGCCTATATGCATCCGATAGAGCAATTCATCTACTATGATGAGCATACCATGGATATCCACGATGATGCTGATACGGTGCTCCTAGATGATTTCCTAGCAATGCTATATTATCCGAGGATAACTGTCGCTGATCTGAAGCCCAGGTTGAGAATGTCAAGGCAAAAGATTGATGTTTGCCCTTACGATTTCCAACCTGATGAAGTCAGGTCCTTCCAAGATGTGGTGGTAGGCAGCCGATACCGTAGGAATCTTTTATACATCTGGAACAAGAATATGAAATGGCCTGTGGACAAGATTCTCAAGACCTTGGGGGCTTACATTGATGAGTATGGAATTGATGAAGATCGGCCAAACATCACCATGACTTTACATCTTGTCGACTTACCTTCATGTTACTCTCTAGTTCGCGAGCTAGGAGAAACTAACGACGCAGATGACTATGAGGATGAATTGGAATTGACAGGAACGCAGAGAGTCCAACTTTGGCAACCCAATTCACTCAAGGAGTTAATACCAAAGAACAGGTCCCACATGGAAACAATTCTTGTACAAAGGTTGGCTTTTGACACTGTGATTGCTCCTCCTGGACCTAATCCACCTTACATCCAACAACTTGATGTCACACATGTCTCACGATTCGGAGGATATGGAACCACTTCGTCGTGCAAGCTCTATTCTCTCTTGAGAGGTACATGGATTTGGGATAACAGGGACAAGATCTCTGGATCGTTCGTCTGCCTCGCTGATGGAGAAGGAGGTGATACCCGATTCTTAGTAGAGAACTTCCCGAACGTCATTGTTTACTGGAATTCTAAGGTATCACCTGAAAGTGGTGCGCCAGCTTCCACCGTAATCGGAGGATCAGGACCCGGTCAACCAGTTGTACATCCAAGAGTTAGATACTACACACAGAAGAACATTGGAGGAAACTTGTTGAATCCTCTGACATTAGAAGTCATGGCGGAAGAAGCAGGATCACCTCATCTTGTGAAATTCGACGCTGATCTCCCAAAGGATGACACTAGAGCGGAGATGGCTTCACAACTATGGCTGAACACCGCGAAGTATTGGCTAAATAATTCATCTGGAAGAGGAATTCTTATCATGAAAGTCTTCCTCGATCTTCCAAGGCACGTGGCTGCTCTATGTGGGTTGCTACGGATAAACTGTGAAGAATGCAGACTCGTGACCATTCCCGAATCTCATATAGGATATGAAGCCTATGTTATCGCAATAGGGAAAGTCCTTCTGCCCACACTTCCTAACAGGATGTGCCAACCTGACGCAACAACCTTAAAGAAAGTTGAAAGAGTCAGGTATGAGATTGAAAAGGATTTAGACCGCCACGATCGGAGGCTCATCACAAATCGTGAAAAGGAGTGCATCAAAAAGCTGATCATTCCTAGGGTCTCCGAATGCACGATTGGGGAAAAATTCCACGGAATCTTGAATCATCTATCTATACCGGAGAACACTGTCACACGAGTGGGAGATCTGATCCAAATCTTCAGAAGCCTGAGGAACTGGAATATCACTCTCGCAGTCACAGGAAGTGTGGAGCATATGGAAGCAGGTGAGCAATTGAGAACGTTGACACACAAGATTCGAGTTCTGCATCAGGTGATGAAGCTCCAAGGAATGCTCTGGATCGTAGAGGATTTCTCTGCACCTACATGGAAAGCATGTTTCGAAGGCCTAGTAGCAGCAGGGATCAAGGTAAGGATACTGGATGATGCTGAGCATCTGTTGAAATCTCCGGATATCAAGACAAGATTTCCTCATCTCAACGAGGCAAAGTTCCTCGATCAGGAACTCTACCACGACACGATTCCTTTGCACCTCCGATCAAGCCTACTCGAAGGAGCCAAGTTAGCCATGGAACTCTTGTCTAGCATGAACCGACTAGGATACGCCCTCTAAGATCGCAAGATAACCCACATGTAATGAGGAGCACTTTGAGATCTGATCTCTGGTTTGCCG